TGCAGGTCCAAATTGATCATATGTGTTTGAAATTGGCATTACCATTCCCCATTCATCAAAACTAGGCATTGTGCCCCATTTGTTAAAAAATGCAACACTTGTATGGTGTTCACCATTTGCGTTAGATACATTTCTTTGTTCTAATCCATTGCCAAAAAATCCATTTCCTCCTCTACCAGCAAAGTGATATACAACACTACTTCCGATAGTTTCATATTTGTAATTTGCTAATCTCATTCGAATAAAAAGATCCATATCATCATAACCATTTGGTTTAAATCGTAAATCATTACCACCTATGAAATCCCAATCACTTTTTTTGATTATAAAACTACATCCTTCAGCTTTTGGTACTGATAACTCAAAATAGTCATTCATGAATGTATTGGCAATATCATCAAAAATATCTTGATTAAAATTATCTGGCATATCACCTACTACTGATGGATCGATCATTACTGTACCTAGTCTATCCGGTTCTTGTCCATTATGAAAAAGATTAGGTTGAATTCTATAACTAGATACTAATGCTCTATCAGAATATGATTCAATTTTATTGTATAATGCTAAATCAAAGTTTTTAGCACAATACATATCAGCATGAATAAAGTTAATGTATTTAGTTTTAACTTCTTCCGCGCATCTATTCATTCCATATCCATTACTAGAATGTTCACATCTTGGTTCGATGATTAATGTTAAATTATATTCATCTTTATTTTCTTCTAACCATTGGTTAGTACCATCTGTACAACCATCCGCAAACACAATTAACGGGCTTTTAAAGTATTCATTTTTTCTAATAGACTCAATAGTAAGCTTTAAAAATGGCAATGAATTATACGTACCTATACATGTCGTAATTTCTGATTGTATCATAATGTATTATAATAGTTATTTTGTTTTTCTTGACGATCAATATCTTTAATATGTAATAGATTGAATCCGGTCGGTAATACAGCGACTGTTTTAAATCCTACAATCTTTTCATGTACTTTATTCTCCCATCGAATACGTTCTACATTTTTATATAAACGAGATTGAAGATCAGGCCAATTAATTAAACCTTCTTCTGTTACATTCCATCCCCATTTTATAATATGATCTTGAGTTAATCCTGATACATAGTTTGCACGCGGTACCCAAAACAACTCGACTTCTGAATTTTCTTCTAATAGTTCAGGCAATACTTTAATAAATTCATCAGATAACATTTCATCTGCATCAATTTGAAATACATAATCACCAGTACATAAGTCTGTTAATTTGTTTTTCCAATCTGCAAAATGTCTATTAAATTTATCCGTAGTTAATTTAATACCTTCTAAATTTTTCAAGTAATTAATTAGTTCAAGTGACGTATTGTTAGTATCTAATAAAACTACTACCTCATCTTGGGAACGCTTAAATTCCAAAAGATGAGGCAATAATTCTTGTACTTGTTCTAATTCATTACATACAGTGACTGCGTAACTAATTATCATTCTATTTTTTTAAGTTTAGGCAATTCTACTTTTTTCAATTGCGGAAGTTTCAATTTAACTTCTTCTGGAAACTCAGGTAATCGAGCAGTCAAAATAGAATCTAATTTTTCTTTCATTTTATTATATGAAAAATTAGTTTTAATATGATGATATGTTTTTCTAGACTTTTCTAATGACTTTTTATAATTCTTTTCAATGTCTTTCATTAGACCGATTGCATATCCATGATCGACACTAAACCATTTCGCATCTTGTAGTAGCCAATCATTTGCAGATGACGGATGTACCTCTGTCATTTGACCTGGAATATAAAATACCATATCCTCGGGTAAGAAATCTTTATGACCTGAAAAGTTAGATACTAAAATTGGTTTACCTGTTATAGCCGCTTCCGCTAATGGTCTTCCATATCCTTCTCCTTTTGTAAATGAAATATGAGCTTTTACCTTAGGATGATTATATAACATATTCATTTCCTCAGCTGATAAGTCACCGTAAACTAAATGAATAGGAGGCAATGAAGTAGCTTGTACTGACTCTTTAATAAAACTAATACGCTTTTCAATTTCTGTTTTATCCATAATTGAAGGAGCTCCCATTGATGTTTTAAGAATCAATGCAGGTGGATTTGTTTTATTTTTAAATGCTTCTAAAAATGTACGAATCAATCCCGATACATTTTTTCTATCTTCATTGAAATCTCCTGGCAACCAATGTCCTACAAACAAATAACAAAAGTCTTGTTTAATTGCTTTCAATACATCTAATTTGTTTTCAGATGCTTCTAACTTTTTAAATATGTTTAAATCAATACCTTCAAACAAAACTTCAACTGGTGTAGTTAATTTAAGTTCACCTACCTTTTGCTTTGTTTGTTCGTTCACCATATCATACTTAGTATTTTCAAATACCCATTTAGTATGTTCTGAAGATGCTAATACCAAATTCATTCTATTACATCCTTCGATAAACTGATGCGAACATTTATCAGTTTCAATACCGGCAGTTACGCCGATATTGTATTTTCCAATAGGATTAAATTCATTAGGAATTGTAATTTGAATAAATACATCTGGCTGTTCAGTTAACTGAGTAACTATTCTAGATGTAATATCCGTATCCGCTTCTGACAATGCATTCATTGGCGTACTACCCCAACGAGTCGGAATAAGTTTTACATCATACTTATCCAATTCAATTAATGCTCTAACGAAATCGCGAGCTCTTTCACCGTATCCTGATCTAGTAGATACCGGTGATTGTACTACTACTGTTGTTTTCTTTTCCATATTATAATGTAACTAATTCGTAACGTTCTCTTGGTTTCCAATTTTCAAATGCGGTAGTCATGTCTTTAATAAACCTGTTACCCATTTCATTAGCTGACATACCTGTTTTTGGATCTAACATCCACTCTCTACCTTTTAATCCTGCTTCTGCTCTTTCAGAACTAGACTTTTCATACCAATACTTAATAGCCTCGGCCGTTTCATGGTAATCTGCAATATCATCAAAGATATAAGGTGTCATCGGCGATCCTTGTAATGTTCTAGTAGCTGGGAATACCGGTTTAACCCACTCACCATGTTCTTTATATGTACTAACTGCATTTGTAGGCCATTCAGGTGTATAATCATCTTCTGTTAAATACTCACCTTTTTCATTTTTGAATCCGCATTGGTCTTGCATTCCGCCCGTAACATTTACTATGATAGGCGTACCTGCCATTACTGATTCGGCCGTGCCTAATCCAAAGCCTTCATTTGAAGCAATGTTACTTGTCACATCCGATAAATTATAAAGATAATTTAATTCTTTAACAGATATTGGTTTGATATTAGTAAATTGAATTTTTGAATTTTTACAACATTCATTTGCTACTGCAACTAAATCCGTACCATTTTCATCGACAGGTTCGGTATGCATTAACAATAAACATTTATCTTGTTTTTCTTTAGGCAATGTAGATACGAATTCATCGAATGCAATCATTAAATCTGAGGTATGTTTACGACGGATGTTCCTGGCATTGTAGAACATAATAAAATCATATTCTTTATCATTCAACATACGCTTTTTAAAGTCTTGAAATTCATTCCAATCTACATGACTGTAATCTAATGGGAAGAATACATTACTAGGAATACCATGCGGCACATAGGTAATCTGCCATGGCTTGTAGTTTGAATCTTTAAGTACGTCCGTAACTAATGCTCTTGTTTGTTTTGAAATACACATTAACAAATCACATGATTCATAAAATGGCTTGTTCCACCTAGGCGCTGGGCTGTCATCCCATATGGTATAGTAAAACAACGGAAGTTCTTGACGAATTTCATGTTCCATTTGATACAGCCAACCCCAAAATCTAGGATCTGTAAAGTGAACAATTGCATCGGGACGTTCAATTGCAATAAGTTCACGAATTATATCTGGGTTACCATAACCACTAAATGGAATAATTCTAACATTTGCATCTTTAACGCCTGTTACATTAGCTACTTCAGCTGATAAATCTAATAGTTTACCATTTTCCGGATGTTCAATCGCCGCACCTAATTGTACCCAATCAAACTCTTTAACTGTGTTTAAAACAATCTCTCTAGACATTGTTCCGATCCCGCTGTGAACTCGAAGATCGTCTGATAATAAAAGTATTTTCTTTTTCTTCATAACTTATTACTTAAATAAATATCATGAACCGTTCATAAACCGTTCATATTTAGGACTTTTTTCTAAAAATCCAATTATCTATTGGCCAAAATATTAATGCGCCAATGAATTGAAATGCAATTGTAGTTGCCCAATTCGACCATCCTAGTATATCTAAAAAAAGATACATACATGGGACGGTGATAAAAAAACCTACTTGCCATTTAAACATGTAGGTTAAAAACTTTTTACTGAAATAAGATTTGATCATAACTCGTTTATAATTACAACTGGCTTTTTATGTTTCTGTGCCATTTTAACAGCATGCTCCGATCCCGATGTAGCCGAATTCGAATGAATAAATGCAATCATTTTGTCACAATATTTTGCTATTAGTTCATTTCTAGCAAATAATTGAGATACATGAAACTGTTTACCATAGTAAGATTCTGGCATTACTGAATATAAATTTTTATTAGTAAAGGCAGGATTAAATTCTTTATAATCAACTGCTAACTCTAAAGCATATTTCTTAGCATACCGATCAGCTCCATTCTGAGCACCGCCTGATACTATTTCTAACTTATCACCAAATAATTGTTTTAATTTAAAAATAGTATCTTTAATCTTTCTTTTGTTTTCATAAATTCGAGATCCGATAATCGCAACTTTAACTTTATCTAGATCTCCTTTAACTAAACTTTTTTGATATCTATTAATCATTTAATTCTATTTTCTTTCGGACATAGATCATATAATTCATTAAATTCACAATACTTACAGTTTTTACAATTTTTACCAGCAACCGCAGGGAACTGAGCATCTTTTTTATAACTACCATCACTATTAAAACCTGCGGATATAAACGATTCAATTTCCATTTGAAGTTTCTTTCTAGTAGGCTTACCAGATGCAGGTTCAAATATTTGAACTCTTTTCTGCGGATAAGCAAAGTCTTCAATTAATTTACGCTTAACAATAAAATACTGAATATCAACTTTTTCTACATCATATCCATATTGTTCAGCGAAATAAGACTTATACAATACTAACTGAGAAGCTTTTAACTTATCATTCTTTTGATACTTATTCCATCCATTACCAGATGTTTTAAAATCAATAATAATAATTTTATCATTTTCGATATCACGTACTACTAAATCTAAAAAGCCATTCATTATAACATGATCATTATTCTGAGAAGCTTTAATAAATAAAGGTAATTCAACTCCAATTAATTCAAATCCAATATTCTTAAAATACTCTACTCTACGTCGTTTAATCCATTTTAAGATTTCAATTCCATCATTGTAAAACTCCGCCAATTCATGTTTGTTAGAAAAATGCTGATTATTATTACGTTCTATATCTAAAACATAATTGTTTTGCATTTGTTCTAACAAACATGATTCCAAATCCAATTGATCGGCCTCTTTAACTGACTTAGTATACATGGTATGTAAATACCATTGAATTGTTTCATGGAATGATGTTCCGAAACAAGTATGGATGGAAGGCCCGCCTAGCTTGTACTTATCAATATAACATAATTTCCATCGATGCGGACATGTAGCCCACATTGAAAATTGACTATATGATACAGTTACATCGCCAGGCTTTTTTTCTGGGGCTACTGCTCTAAATAACGTGGATAACGAACTCTTACTCATTACATAAAGTTAATGAAATTATTTCGTATTTCCAAATTTATTTTATTAATTTTATCTTTTAAATCTGCAATGGATCCATTATTATCAATAATAAAGTCCCAGCCAGTAACATTGTCTAACGCCGTCTCTGATATATGTTCCGCACCATGACTAGTTGTATTATCCCTAACTACTTTAATTATAATACCGCCCTTCTCTCTTATCGCTATTAATTCATTTGGAAATCTAGTATCTGAAATTATCCAATTTGGATATCTATATACTTCATCTCCATTTCCATTATATGACTTGTATTGTTTATAGTCAGCTAATAATGCATTCACCCATACATTTTTATGAAGACCATCCCTCATCGCCTCAGTACCTAATCGTTGAAGTAAGTCTCTTACCGACATCGTATCTGGTCGATCAATATTGGGATGCCATGTAGCCCATTCTAATCCTAAATTAGTATGTTTGAAGTCTTGATCTTCAAACTTTTCTTTTGGAATTCCAGTAACAAGAGACGCTACATCTTTAAGCTTACCTGCCCACTTTTTATTCTCCCAATGTTGCATAGGATATAACTCATTCCATATACTAGCAACTGTATCTTTACCAGATCCGATTTTTCCTGAAATTGAAATTATCATATTAGTCTTCTTCGAAATGTTGTAGTGACTTAACAAATTGAGCTCTGTCATTTTCTCCTGGCATAAAACATTTATATGCTTCCCATGTACCACTACATACAAATGTAAAATAACTAAATAAATCATCAAAATTACCATGTACATGTACATGAAACTTTTCATCTGTGTCTTCGTTCAATGTATAAACTAATTGATTGAACTGTTCTTTGTCCTCAGGCAAAATGCCTACGTGAAATTGTATCTTATTGCTCATGAATATATAAATGTGCTAAATGTTAAACCTAATGCCGTACCAATTGCTGCGCCTGATGCATATACGAGCTTATCTTTAAAAGATCCAAATGCAGCTGCCTTTACGTTAAATGTCCATACTAAACTAATTAAAAAGCCTACTATAACGGCTCCTATGTAATGTGCATTCGCTACTTGATAAGTATTTAATGCAACTAATGTAACTTGTAAAATTGCTCGAAGAAATAATTTAAGTTGATTACTTTGGAGTGACCAAATATTTATCAACTTCTTTGTCTGTTTTTCCATATTGTCTAATTATTTCTTTTATTTGTTCTTTAGTTAATATATCTAAATAATCTTGTATTTCCAATTCTGATACCATAAAATGTTTAGATAAAAGTTCTAGTAGGTCAGAATTGTATTTTGCTGCTTTTTTACTTTTAATGTATTTACTGTATACTTTCTTTTTAGGCAATACATCTAAATACAATTTATAGGTTTCAGCTGAAGACAGTATTCCTATTGTTAAATGTTGAAACTCATTAACAATTTCAATAAAATCCGGACTCATACTTAACCATCGATTGATTAAATAAGGCACGAATGCTTTTTTGTCTTCAGCCGATAGCCTCTCCCACGGAGTTTTTTTGTCAGTAATATTAGATAAATGATCAAAGATCGTCATCTTTTTATCCGACATAATCAAACTCCGGATTAATGTTACCACATGCTGAACAAAAGTATACTTCTACTGGAATATACTTATCTTTTCCTGAACCATCTAATATACCCGATATCTTACGAAATTTCATGGCAGGCATGAACATATCATTTTCGCATTCACTACATAAGATAGGAGTAGATTTACTTACATCAACTGGCGTGTTACCTACCATTTCTTTTCCTAAATTAGATAAGTCCATCATAATGCTTCGTTTAGTTTAGTTATAATATGAGACTGTTTAGCTAAATCAAGTCTTGCAATTGAAATACATGTCAATTTAGCATCATCAGTTAATCTAGCCCATGGGATCTGATCAAACTCATCTGTTATTTTTTGAGTAGTAGTGCTAAATTCTAAAACTGGTTCTTTAATTGTCGATTGAATAGATGCCATTTCGTCTACATAATTTGATGGCTCTGTTCTTTCATAGAACGCATTCTTTTTAAGACGTTCAATAAATAATTCTGTTTGATGACTAGATCTTGCTTCATCTGATATATCAGACTTAGACCATAATCCTTTCGCCCATTTAATAAATCTTTTTATCATTTTATTTCGTTTAATAATTGGATGAACATTGCGGAAACCCCTATTTCTTTATCTACAATAAATGAATCTTTATATTGAGCATCTGCAATAATTAAAATAACCGATGCGACATGACCTGTAGCATAAGATTCTAAATTGTCATAAAGAAAACGATATAAACTTGAATAGTCCTTAACTTGTGAATCAGCTAACAATTGTCTAATATTATTGAATACTGTTTTCTTATCATCATTAGACGATAAAATTTCAATAATCTTATTCATGTAATTAGCTTCAACCATTGACTGTCTATCCATAGTCAATTCTCCATTAACAACTTGTCTTTGACATGCATTAAGGATTCTTCTAATATCTGGATATCCTGAATTAACAATCGCAACTAAATCTTCAGGCTTAAATGAAACTGATTCATGTTTAAGAATTTCCGATACTCTTATTGCTACATCTTTCTTTGATGGAGGCGTAATTGCAAATACCTGGCAACGAGACTGAATAGGATCAATAATCTTTTCTACATAGTTACATGTAAGAATAAATCTTGTTGTCTTACTAAATGTTTCCATTAAGTTACGAAGAGCAGCCTGAGCATTCGGTGTTAAGAAATCCGCTTCATCCAATATAATTAACTTCCATTGTCTGAATCCGATCGTAGATGCAAAACTTTTAATTTTATCTCTTACGGTATCTACATTGTTTTCATCGGATGCATTAACATACATTAAATCACAATCTATGTTATTTGCAATCAATTTAGCTAATGTAGTTTTACCTGTTCCTGCAGATCCAAATAGAAGAAGGTGAGGTACATCTCCGTTTTGAAGATATACCTTAACCTTTTCTACAATTGATTGGTTACCGACATATCCTTCTAATGTATCGGGTCTATGCTTTTCGACCCATAGAGTATGTTCTGTATTACCAAACATTACGCAACCGTTAATTTAACTAAATAATAAGTAGATGAATAATCAGTACTAGTAAATGATACTTTAGCTAATCCTTTTGAAGACACTTCTAATGTACCAACTGCATCTGAATTTGCATTAATAATTTCTTTCAACAATTTAGCTGAGAAACATGTTACTTGCATATCAGCTGACTCAGTAGTAGTAGCATTAAACACTACTCTATTTGTGTTTACTGATGAATAATTTACAATTACTTTTGTTTCACCTAAATTACATTCTACACCAAAGTTCTCAGAATCAACTGCTCCTACCGCTTTCTTAAAATTACTAGAAAACTCTTTGTTCAAATCAATCTTTACTTCAAAATCAGGTAATGTTTTCAAATTAGGAACTTGACGAATAACTGCCATATCAGCTAACATATAAGTTATTGATGTTGCCTTGTCTTTGAAATTAACTGAATAAGTTTTTCCTTCGACAATGTTTAAATTAACATCCATTTGTTCATCTACAGCTGACAATAACTTTTGCAACTGCGCCGTTTGATATACACCTAACTCTGCATTGGGTAAATCAAATGCATTTAATGTAACTTCTCCAATTACGTTTTGATCTGTACTAATAAACTTAGTACTTAATGTCTTATCATTTACGATAAGCTTAGCTGAATCTGTGTTACCGCCTAATGAGTAACGATTTAAAAATCCGATAAATTTACTTTTTTCCATTTTTTCTTATTTTACGTTTAGTTTTTGTTTCATACGACATTGGATTTTCATCATCATGTGCGATCATCTTTCCAATGTTAAAGTATGGATTATAATATTTTGTTGTTTTCTTATTAATAGATCTAGCGGTTTGATTTAAAGCTTTTTTCAATTGCCTACATTGTCTTTTATGTTCATATCTAAGCTTAGCAACTTCATATCTCATTTTAAAATAAGTTACTAGGAACTGTATAAACATAACATAAAACTTAACAGACAATAAATCTAATAAATCAAACTCATAGTACATTGTACCATGATGTACTCTAGTATTTGCTACACTTCTATGTTCGGCTACGACTAAATAATACTTTTTCATTTCAATTAATATAATAGCTTATTTTCGTAAGTCCTAAGAAAAATCAAAAAATTCTGCAGCTGCCTCGATTGAATAAATAGGTAAATTATCTCCATTAATTTTTACATAGTATGGTCTATAAGATTCAAATACTTGCATTGGATTAGATGATTCAAACATTTCTTCAATTGACTGAAGTACAATTGCCATTTCACGTGATACAATATCTTCTATTGTTTTAGATGGCGCCATCGTAACAATTTCTTCGGCCTTCGCACATGTATACGCATACATATGCAAATTATGATATGTCATTCTAAATGCAGCATCGCCTTTAAATTCTTCAATCATCGGCCATGTTAATGTCTTTGAACCCGGATGATTTAACAATGAAGGAACTAATCCTTCTTTAGGATACTTAACTGAACCATCTTTTGGAAAATATAACATATTAAAGATATGGTTTCTCCAATCGGCATCCCATACCATTTGACCAAAGATAGGATACTGACCCGGCGATGAAGAATCAGTTGATAATGTAATTCTATTATCAAATGCTTTATTAAACATTTGTTGAAGCTTACCATATACTAAAAAGTCTGATACTTTAGATGCGCCTAATACGTGTACCCATGTATTGTAAAGTTTATCAAATTCTTTATGTTGAAGCATTAAAGCTATTCCATGTAACAAATCTACAATACGACGACTACCTCCTAATGACCATCCTTGAAATTCAAAGTCTTTAACTGCATTAAACCATACTTCTCTTTCTTTAGGATTAGAACCTTGAGATACATTTAAGAATCTAGTTTTACCAGATTGGTTCTTTTCAAAATGTTTAAAGTTGTCTAGACTAAAATCTAATGCTTCTTGAAATCTACCCTCATATTTAGTACGAGGTGGAATATCTAAATTTGCAGCAAGGTCTGAATTGTTTTCTAACCACTGAAAGATTGTATCTCTCAATGCTACATCCCATTTCAATGCGCCTGTCGCAATTTGGAATCCACCTGAATCGCCAAATACTAAACAGTCTTTGTCTAGTCCCCAATCGGCTCTTAGAGTTGGCTTCTTGTAATAATGACCGGCCGTTACTAGGAAGTACGGATATCGCCATTCTTCAGGTGTTCGTTTATCCCAAAAGCGATATGGGACACCTGGTGTAATTTCCACGTCCTTCTTAAGTACTTGAGCAAAGGCTCCAGATGAAAGTGATGGGAAATAAACTACTTTATTAGGTTTTGTTTCTTGCATATAATTGTTATTTTTTAATATAATAAAACTTTTTCATTTATCCAAATATTCTTTTAAGAAAATCTTCAGAATCATAATAATTTTCTGTTAAATATTCTACTTGGTTTTCAATAAGAGAATAGTATGATTCGTAATTATTATTAAACTCATAGATCATGGATATCATATCCGGTGCATGAGCTGAATAATTAAGTACATTTTTAGTCCATTCACTTGGATACATAAATTCTTTTGGTACTAATCGTTCCATACCTGGTAAATTAGGAACTAACGGAATTGTGCCTAATACTAAGCACTCATATACTTGTTGACCTAAATTAGGCATATCATATGGCAACCATGCTACTTTTGCAGCTGCAATTTGATTCATTAAATGATCTCTAGTTAATCGTTCTTTTTCATTACAGAATACTGGCTGTACACCTTTCATTGTACGTTTCCAATCATAAAAAATTGACTCATGAAATTCTTTCCAATTATAAAAAGGAAATACTATCATATCAGACTTTTTAAAATTGTTTCGTAATCTACCTAATTCTAATCCTAAATATTCCAATGGAAACTTACATACCTGTAATGATTTAAGTTTTCTTCCAATACCATATTCAAAATCATCTCTATGATCTTTACATAGAAAAAAGTTACCATGTAAACATTTGCAAATAGCTGTGTTATAAGCTTTACGCCATGGATACATATGACCTGGGGCTGATACAATGTCTTGGTGCCAGAACCCGTACATTTTAGGATAAATGTCATAGAACTCGCACCAAGATTTGATCATAGGTATATTTGACGTCCATGCATTTGTAAATACAAATACATCATCAGAAGTAATTACTTTAGACTTGATTAGAAGTTCTATACTGTATACATCGGAAATGTTAGACACTGTATCATGACTGTCTTGTAGGTCATGTGACAGAACTTCTAAATAACCTAATATAGTAGACGATACATGTGTCTCCCATGAATCGTTATCTACAATATGATGTAGATCAGATACTACGTAAACTGTCATGTTAATTCAACGCGTGCCCCATTCTCACCGTCTTCAAACACCTCTACCCATTCAGCATCAAATTCTTTAAGAATTTCTTCAGCTAACATTTCACAAGATTGAGAACCAAATTCACACGTTCTAGAAAAGTCATCAAAGTACTCGCCATTGATATAATCTATAATGTCTCTTTTCAACATAATAAATTCTTTATCTCTATCAGAATGAGTTACTTTAACTGCTACTGTGAAATGAAACATATGTCTATGTCTATGAGATAAAAAATCTACCTCAGGAAATAACTCAGCTGCCATTGGGAAATTGTGACAGCCATCAATTTGTAACTTAACGATTATCGTTGTTTTTATAAATGTTCTCATGTTAAAAGCTAAAAAAGTCGTTTAATGTATCATTTGCAGGAACTTTACCATAACCTAAGGCATTATAAAAGTCTTGCAATTTATTTTCTAATGAAGATTTAAAGATCTTATCATAGTCAATATACTTTTCAACTATTTCTACAATCTTTTCAGGATCTTCAAATCCTTTAAGCGCAATACCATCTATTCCAAATGAATTTGATTTTAAATAGGTCCATTTAATTTTCTCACTATTACCTATTTTAGGAGTAGAATTAATGTTAAAGTAATCCATTAAATCATTATACACTAGTGCAGCCTTTGCATGCGCCGGAGTACCTTTAACTCTATCACCAAACATTTGACCCGGATCCTTTTTAATGTAATACTTGTTTAATTCTTTAACACCGGTCGGGAACATAATATCTAACATTGGTTTGGTTCTTATATCATCTCTAAATGCAATTACTTTATCATCTAAAATCTTTCGATCCACTAGATTTAAAATATCAATTAAAATACCTGACATAAATTCTCTAAATGCTTTAGGGAAGTTAGAACGAACTACATCCATTCCTTTTACATCTAATTTCCATTCTTTCTTACCATTTGTTAATTGTGAAATCAATACACCCTTCTCTGTAATAATCTTTTGGGCATATCGTTTCTTTGCAATCCATAAACCTGATTCAGATACATATTCTTGTTTAATTGTTAAAAAATGCTTATCTGAATTCAATACATGTTTAGCCCATGGAGTAAATGCATCATTAATATACTTTTCTACAACTTGAGACGTTTTATATGTAATGTCAATCTTTTCTTCTCTACTTAATGTTTTATTAAGTTTCTTTTGCATTAACTCAATGATTGGCATAGCTGAAAAGTAATTTGAATCTGTATCTACATAAATTACATATTGTTTATCTTCTCCCGTTTGTTTAGTAAACCATTCATTACCTTTTGCCATTGCTTGTTTAATAACAGCCTGACCAGTTAATGTAATTGATTCTGCATTATCCAAATCATGGAATCTAAATCCAGGTGCACCTAGACCACCATATAACGAGTTATTAATAATCTTAGCTGTTAACTGTTTAGCATCAAAGAACCTAGCTAGTTCTGTATTTCCTTCTTGACCATATTTCTTTGCTAATCCTCTAAATTCTTCACGCTCTGCCATCCATGTTTCTAGAATCGAAGGAATAATACCAGGCTTTTGAGAATCATATACAACTCCAATAGCTGAAACACAATACTTGTTATCTAATAAATACTGTCTGAATTCAGTTGCACTAAACTTTAATTGTTTAATACCAGATCTTAAATTAACAGGGATAATAGTATCTTGATTGGCTAAGAACGCACCCTTTACCATATCCCAATTCTCTACACGACCTACTTTAGTTTCAGGTGATATATTTAATGTTCTAATAATAGAAGGATACAGTGATGCCATATCTTCATCAAATATCCATTCATATACACCCGGTACCGGATCCATTACAAATGCTCCTGCGAAATCATTTGAATGATCTTCTCCATTTTCATCTACTACTGGAGCTGTTCTATTACGTCTATTTGGTGCAATAATACCTAAACGTTTCATATAAGTTAAACATGCTCCATCCAAGTATCTAGTAGTAAAATAAATGTCATCATATGATACATGGCCTTTATGACATACACCTCTTGCTTGATCTAAAAACTGTAACTTTAAATCTAATTCATATACTAATCGAACATCATTAATGTTATATTCAATAAACTTATCAATATCTGTTTGATATAAATGATCTAATGTACCTTCATATTGAATTTTACCTTTACCTAATTCTTTCTGCGAAATAGCTTCTAATGAATATGATGATTCTTCTGAATAAGTAAAGTTCTTATATAATGCCATATAATCTAAACAAGCTACACCTTGAAGCTTATATCGATTTCTGTGTTTTAACCAAATTACATCATTGATAGGAGATAACCTATCTGCTTCTTTTGTTCCTAATACTTTTTGAATTCTATTATACAAATATGGAATATCAAAAAATTCTATATTCCAACCTGTTATAATTGTAGGGGCAACTGATGCATAATGAGTAAGAAACTTATGCATTAAGTCTCGTTCTGTTTTAACAGATTCTAAAACCATTCGATCTGATGACTTAGGTGTTACCTTACCTAATGGATCAACTAAAATTGCAACATATTGATCAGCTGCTCTATCATAAAATGAAATAGATGTTAATGGCTGCCATACATCTTCAGTATCAGAAAATCCACCTTCGGTACCTACCTCAATATCTAAATACATTTCCCGATGTCCTTTACTTGGATCATCTGATTCATAATACAAATCAATTAATGTTCTAGTTTCAGGTCCGATATCAGTTTCATACATTACACCTCTTTGAATGTCTTGATCATCCCAATCATAAACCTTTTCTACTCGATGACCATCTAATGCTACATATTTGCCATTTGCATTTTTACGATATCCGTATTTTTTATATGGCATTGTATAATGCCCTTTTTCATCGTCCCAAATGTGAATTAAATTTTTAGTCTTTTCGTAAGCTATATTTTGATACATGAATATTAATATAATGAAATTATTTGTAATAACCAAATAATTTTACAGGTACTAAGCAAAAAAATTATCCTTTTAATACATCCCTCTTGGATGTTAGTTTATCAATACGAGAATCGATATAAGATATAATCTCTCGTTTTTGATCTTCTAAGTAATGACGTGCATGGTCATCCATTCGTGATATTCTTTCATGTATATCACGATTATTTTCAGATCGTGCTCTACTGTCCCATTCTGAATGATCTCGAATATCTTTGATTTCTTGTTTAATTTTTTTAATCTTAAATACACCCGCAACGATAACTGCAATTATAATTGCAAATACCACTGTAAACATACCTAAAACAAATGATGTTGGTTCCATAAATTTTTTTCTCCTTTTGTTTTTAAATTGTTATAAATATGCTTAGTACCTGTAAAAAATTATTTTGCGTAAATTCTAGGATGGTTCCTAAAGAATCCATCTGTGTCGTCTAATCCATATCCAATAAGCCAATCTGATTGTTCAACTTCAATTGCATGATAATCGGACTTATATGGACTGTCTTTACGACGTAATAAGGCAACAGTGTATACTGCTTTTGCGCCTTTTTGTTTTAAATGCTCTACTAAGTATTTCATAGTATTGCCTGACTCTACAATATCATCTACTAGATACACTACTTTATTTGTAATATCCATTTCAATGTCATAGATCATATTCATTTCACCTTGAGTAGTTCCATTATACGACTTTACTCGAATAAAGTCTACTTGTGAAGCTAATCCTGTATTTCTAATTAAGTCAGCAAAAAACATAAAACTTCCATTCATTACTCCAATGAATACCGCTGATCCATTTAAATAATGTTTAGTATGTTTATATTCAATTTCTGAACCTAAATCTTGCACCGCCTTAGCTAAGGCAATTTCATTATATAGTATTTTCATTTTCTAATAAATTATTAACTAATTCCTGACTTGAAAAAAATGGATCTAACTTCTTTAACAGACTAGGTAATGCATACTTATGATATGTTGTATAAGTTAACATCATATTATGAATTGTATGTTCAATTTCTTCAATTGTAGCATTATCCGGATACATAAATGCATCTGTATACATTTCTGAATAACTTAATCTATCTGGTACTAAAGGTAATGCACCTGCTAATGCTCCTTCATAACAAGATATACCCAATGTTTCTTGAAGATTAGCTGAAAATACTATTTTTGCTTTACTTAACAATTCATGATACTCAGCCTTAGTTAAGTTTTCTTCTTGACATATAATCCATTTATATTGCGGATTACGTTTAGCTAATTCTTTAAATAGTTCAGGTTGTTTTTCTACTGATATTCTATGAGGGAAAAGAATAATGTCTTCTTTATCTTTCTCATAGATTGTATCTTTTAAATACTCCATTGGCCATCCGATAATTTGTGTTTGCTCTGGAGCTACGTGAGGAAATATATTCCAATGATAACTAGTTGCAAAATAATTTTTATCAATAGCATAGGCTAATGCATCTTCAGTCGACTTAACCCATTTTTCATCAGACATTAATCTACCTAAAAAGTCATTTGGATCATAACTACCTGCATGCCATAAACCATGAATCTCAACTGGAATTTGTAACAATTGAGACATGTATTTAACTTGAAGAATTGTAGGATTCCAAGCATCGGTATATAAAAACTTATCACCTGCTTGAATTTTACCTAAAGTAAACATTTCGGCGATTGCCATTGCCTGAGATGCCTTATACATGTTTGTACCACCAAAGTTAATAAATGCACCTGGCGTAGTTGCTTTTGGTATTTTGTTTGTACCTGAAATTACTACTAACTTAGTGTCTAAGTTTCTTTTCGTAATTTCTTCTTTGATAATTTTAGGTACATGTGTTTTCCATTCTCCAGTATATCTACTTTCAATAGGTTCTAGTTCTACTATATAAATTGTGCTCATTGATAATCAAATTTATAATCATCTGGAACAATTTGTTGTAAATTACATTTCATGATTTGATGACATCTGTACCATCCCGCGTCAATAGACAATGTATCAGTCTTCTTAAGTCTTTCTAAATATGGATCATGAATTCTATATAAAATATGAACCTTATTAAAGACAGACATTGGAATTTGTTCTACCGTATCTTTATCAGCTTCAATAGTTACTATTTTACGAGTATCTAATAATCTATGAATAGTATTCCAACCAGCTTCGCCGGAGTTACATGCTTCACGAATATATTCAATCGTAAAATAAATGTGAGGATATTCTATATGATCAGGAGGTAAACTTCCTTTTCGTACAAATACCGTTTGAAGATCGGACAATCTGCCTTCTACTTCTTTTCCATACCATATGTTTTGATTATACATAACTTTTTAAAATAATTTTGAAAGTGGAACTGATTTGAAAAAACCCATTAATGTCATGTATTTAATGTCATTAATTGGAACTGTATCACCTAAATCATTAAATGAATCGTATTCAATATTCATTTTAAATGAAGTTGTTTTTAATACATTGCATTTTTCATATTCTTCATTTTCAATATAATACTGCATTAAACATGAT